AAAAAAAAAAGGAGTACTCTATTGTATATATGAAGAGGAACAATAAATGTTGTATTTAAATTTTAATAAAATAAAAGATTTAACATTAAATTCAAAAATAATTAAAAAAGCTTATTTAAATAATAAATTGGTATATAAGAAAATATACTATTTTAGTTTTGATAAAGGTGGAGCAGGTTGGGATCAAGGTATTTGGTTTATTTAGCATATAAATAGAATGTATGCAACAAGATATTTAGTAACACTTGAGATAAATAAAAGATATTTTGAAATTAAAAACCTTAATAAAAATAATAAAATGATTAGAAAGTAAATCTAAGTCTTGTATGAGGTATGTAAATATGAGTAAAATTGATGACTTATTATATAAAAGATGCGGAGATCCTAAAAACACATATTATTCTGAGCAAGTAATAACTCAAAATGAATATTGTGGTGTTAAAAGATGGAATGATGCTGGTTATTTAGGTGAAGGTGTTGTTGTATGGACAACAGAAAATCATAAAGGCAATTCATCAGAACATGGATGTAAAACTCATGATAGAATATTTGATGCTGCTCCAGGTGCAACTATCATAAATGCAAGTATATCTGCAATTTATAGTAATGAAGAAATTGAAAAGTTTGAAATAATTTATCAACCATCTCATGATTCTAATGAAAGAATAAAGTATGAGCCTGAAGAATTTATAAAAAAATTTAAAATTAAAATTATAACGAGATCAATTGGCGGTGGATTCTTTGAAGATCCTACAAAAAGCCCAATGGGAAGATTCTGGAAAGAAATGCAAGATAAGTATAACTTAATATTTTTTAATTCTTTTGGCAATAATGGAAATGAGAATAAAGATGAAACCGGAGATTTAGCTATTTATGTTCAAGCTTGTCATCTGGATAATAAAGGAAAACCTGTAAGAGATTATTATTCATCAACAGGAATTTCGGATCACAATTTTATTGATTTTAGAGGATGGGATTCGGGTACTTCTTTCTCTGCTCCTTATTTAGCAGGAAAAACTGCTTTATTAATTGAAAAATATGGTAATTTAACACAAGAAGATGTCATTCAATATTGGAAAGATCATGTAGAAGATTTGGATGATGAAGGTTATGATAAATATACAGGTTTTGGGTTACCAATTTTAGGTGATGTAAATGAAGAATATGACTTTCCAAGCAAAGAAGGAAATAAAGGTGAAGATGAAATGAAAAAGTTTAAAGATGTACCAGAAAATGCATGGTATAAAGAAGCTATAGATTATGTTGTTGAAAAAGGATATATGAAAGGTGTTAGTGAGGATGAATTTAAACCTGATTCACCTTTAACAAGGGCACAATTAGCACAAGTTTTATATAATTTAGAAAAATAAGGAGAAGAAATGGCTGGCATTAATGAATTTTTAATTTTTGATGAGAACAACCAAAATACATTAAGTAATGAATCATATTCGATTGATACACAAAGGCTTAATGGAGTAGGGGGGGCATAGCAAGATCTAATTTATATAATAAAGCTATGAGGCAAGCTACAATGTTAAGTTTTACTTTAGGGCAAATCATATCTGAAAATGATGGAAATGCTACAGAGAATGCACAAGAATTAAAAGAAAGCATTAAAAATAAAGTATTAAACTCACAATATATAGGTGTGTCTAACGAAGTAAATAGTAAATTAAGTGTTAATAATGTAGATAAAGCATTAATTAAATTAAGTCAAAATAATGAAGAGGTAGCGGACAATAGTTTACATATTATAACTATACAAGAGTGGAAGAGCTGGAGCATTACTGTAAATGAGTTAAAACAAAAATGGGAAAATGATGCTTATGATTTATCTAAAATCCCAACTGATAGAGGAAAAATATTTAATTTGATTTTTGATACAGAGGTAAGTTGTGATTTTAGATGTGGTGACGCTGGCTTTTTTCGTTTTTATGGATACAAAGAAAGTACTAATACATATGAAAGTTTATACAGTGAATACAAATACCCAGATGATGGTGAAAATGGTGTAATAAATTTTAGCACAACAACAATATGGAATAATGCTGGAACAGCATTTGTGTTTTATAGTGAAACTTCTAATGATAAAAATATAATTGTTGATTATATTAGAAATAAAAATACAATAAAGAAAATAACTTTTGATAGCAGCAGTGCAGGTCGTACAACCAAACCAACAAAAATTAGAACAAGAGTAAGAGCTGTAGTTGTTGGGTGAATAAAGGGAGGTGATAATTTTGCCAGGCATTAATGAGTTTCTTGTTTTTAATGAAAATAAAAATAATACTTTAGAAAATGAAACTTACTCAACAGATAAGCAAAGAATTGATGGATTACAAGCAGGTGTAGCAAGATCAAATTTGCAAAATAAGTTTCAAAGAAATGTTTCAGTGATGACAGCAACTTTTGGTAAAATAATTGCAGATAGAGGTATGAATGCAATAGAAGAAGTTGATGAATTAGAGGAAGCATTAAAATTTACTTTTGGAAATGCAGGTGGATGGAATGTAACTTTAATTAATTTTAATGTTAGTGATTGGATTGTAGATGATACATTAAAAAAGTATGTTTGTACAAAAACAATAAATGGTATTACTTCTGATGAAGAAGAACAATTGATTATAACAATTCCAAAGATTGAGACCATGGATTTATTTATGAAGTTTGGAATAACAAGCTATAGTCAATCAGTAAATACATTAAAATTTAAATGCAAAAGAAAGCCAAATAAATTAGTAAAATGCTATATAGCATATTGTTATTTAAAGTGAGGTAAATAAGATGTTATTAAATCCATTAGGTATGTACTCCTCAGGTGGTACAATTGAGGGGGGGCTCTGGAGGAGCTAAAGAACTTTAAAGAAATATATACCGAATTAGAAATTGATAGTTTTACAGAGCCTTCAAATATAAAAAATGTACAAATGACAGATGTATTAGATATACAAGGCTCTGGAGCATTATTTGCTTGTTTCTCTAATGGCCAAGGAAGCTCTGAGTATAATGATTATGTTATAACTAAAATTACAATTGATAATGAAATTGTGCTACATTCTTGTAATAAATTTTATAATGGCTTTACTTATTCTCAAGGGTTAGGAATAGTTTTTGGTAACACCAATAACTTTTTAAAAATATATAGTGTTGATAATGTAGGTCCAGGTGGTAGAGGTGAAATAAAATGGGGCACAATTAATAATTGGGATAAAAGTTGTACAAAGAAAGTGGATGAATATTTTATAAATGTAACAGACATTCCTATAGTATTTAATGATTCGATAAAAATACAAACTTATTCATTTTGTGAAAGTGAACCAAGAAAGAAAAAATATGATGTTTATGTAAGATATAAACTGGATGAATAAATTGGGAGGAAGCAAAATGAATATAATAAATCAATATGAAAAAGATGGATATATTTTTATTGAGTATGATAATGGTACAATTGTAAAAGAGATGAAGCAAATAAAAAATAATGATAAGGTTATATTACCTTTGTCAGAGTCTGAAGTTGCAATGCTTGATACCTCTGTAAATGTAGAGTATCTTGTTTGCCTCTCAGATTTAAATATATAAACTATCTATTTTTTTAAGGAGGTATTTATTATGACGTATGAAAGATGCAAGAAATTAATTCAGGCTGGTAATTATGAGCAGGAAGATATGCTAAAGAAACTTGATGTATTTCTTTTAGCTGACAGAATTACAACTGAGCAATACAATGAGCTTACAGGCATGATGCAAAAGAAAGAATAAATTCTCTTATATGGGAGGGAAATATGGCTGGGATAAATGAGTTTATGATATTTGATGAAAATAATCAAAATTCAATGACAAATGAAACTTATAGCACAGATGAACAAAGATTAAATGGTGTAGCTTCAGGTATAGCAAGAAGTTCACTTTATAATAAAGCGTTAAGACAAGCAACAAAAATGTCAAAAGAACTTGGATTATTTTTGTCACAAAAAGGTAATGATGTAACAGAAGATAGTGATATTGCAGGAATGCTTCAGGGGGCAATATCAAAAGACGGACTTGGTCTTAGTGAGTATTTGTATATGACAGATGCAGGAATAAGATCAAAAGATGACTGGAATTATGTGAGCGAGTGCAACCCAGGATATGCTTTTTTTGATTCATCTAATTATTTTATTTTTAATGGCTCAGCTAATTCAGAAATTTCAAAAAAAGCTACCACAGTTATTTCAAATAAATCAAATATTATTTGTGCTAAGATTTTTAGTAAGCTTACAGAAAAATATATGATTATTTCAAGTAGTGATGGTGGTAAGACTTGGGTTAAAAGAATTGAAAGTGATGATCCTATGATGCTTTTGTATGATGAAAGAAAAGATTATTTTTATGCAATAACATCAGAATCAACACATAGAAAATCAACAAATGGAACAAATTGGAAAACTGCTGCATCTTCACCAAGTTATTCACAAGATCCATCAAGAGCAAAATATATACAATATTGTTATGCAGCAAATAATGTTGTTATATACACATGTAGTATTGCTTCCAACGGAACAAATAAAATATACATTTCTTTGGACGGCGGGAATAGTTTTGAAAGTGGTACAATAGGAAGTGATCATATTGGTGGTTTTAGATTAAGAGATGGCTATTTTTATAGCAATACAAATAATAAATGGTATAAATATCACAGTTTGTCAAATGATGGTGATTTAATTAGTGGTGAAACTACAACTATATATGTTTCAGGTGCAGGTCAAAATCCAAAAAATGCATCTTGGACAAGTATAAATATTGACACAGAAGTGAAACAGCCTATTGCATTCTTTTTTGATATAAAAAAGCATAATTCTTCAGAAAATGTTGTTGGTTGTATTGGCCTCAATGGGTATGTGTACATAATTAGCTCCAATAATAGCTTTCAAAGAAAAACATTTTCTTATGTAAATACTCATGGTGAAGGCATTGCTGGTACGAAAATGATTCTTTATAGAGATAGTAGTATGACAACACGTGAAGTTCCTTATGTAATAAGAGATGGAAATAATGAGTATATTTCATTTGGAAATAATTTATATTATTTTTCTTCGAATACAATATATCAAGTAGGTAATAGTGGGTCAGGTGAAGAGTTTGACCAAATACCATATGAGTCAATAAATCCATATTATGCAGTAGCATTCTATTTTAATTATAAAGTATTATTAGAAAATAAAATGAGATGTATGTTTTATGGTTCAATTTTTGAAAAAGGCACGTATCAAAAGTATGCAATGAGAACTACAAGTAATGATAAAAAGTTATCACTTGGTAAAATGTTTATATTTGAGGAATTTTATGTATCATTAAGTAGTTATGATGCAACGATTGCTTGTAATGGAGCACCAATAATCGGTTTGGTGTCAACAATATATGATACTTTTGGCAAACCACGATTGTACACTAAAGGTATTTTGAGGAAAATTGAAACAAGTAGTAGCATTCAACCAAGTAATCATTATATGTTTTCAGAGAACAAAATAATGAGAATTGTAAATGCTAACATGTATGAAAAAGAAAATGCAACTTTTTCTTTAATAGAAATTATGTCATAAACAAATAAGAAAATAGGATGTGAAAATATGTATATAATAAATAAAATTAATATGTCACTTCAAACCTGGAGTTATGATTATGTTCCGGAAAATTATATGATTTTTCCAAATAAGTTTTTGGAAGTATACTTCATGAGTGGAAAGAAATTTTCTGGCATTGTAAAACTTACATATAATGAAGATGAAACAGAGATAATAGATGTAAAATGGGATGAAGAAAGATATCAAAAATTGCTTGAAAGTTATGTTGAGGAAGAGGATGATTCAAAAACTTTTGATGATATAGTAAAAGAAAATGCATTGTTAAAAGCTAAAGTGGAAGCATTAAGTCAAAATCAGGAATTTCTTGAAGATTGCTTGATAGAAGTAGGTCAAATTATATATGCTTAAATAAGTTATTTTTAATATAAAAAGAAAAGAGGTTTAAAATGATGGCAATGTTATTTGCAACAAAAGTTATTCTTGGTAAAATTAGTTATAGTGAAGTGCCAAATAAGTTAAGAGATCAAGTTGATGCTATTTTAATTGAGAATGGTGTGTCTGATTTGATAGAGAGGTAATTAAATTATGATGAAGGAAATTGCTAATAGAAATATTTTTGTTAAGAATGCAAAAGAGATTAGAGATATTTGTGCTAAGAAATATGTAGACATTGGTGTAGCTCTTGATATGTATATTGCAAATAATAAGATAGAAAAAAATGAAGAAATAATGAAACAATATCAAGAATTTAGAGAGTTATGTAGAAAGCATGCTTTAAATGATATTGTTGAAATGTTAAGATAAAAATAAGTTAAATAAAAGTACCCTGTAATAAATTATTGGGTACTTTTTTAATATTTTATATTATCATAGTTGCAAAGAATAAAAGAGGTGTGAAATTATGGATAATTTAAAAGTGTCAAAGGAAACATTAGTAAGAACAATAGTCTTAATAATTGCTTTAATTAATTCAATTTTGACAATGTGTAATATTAATCCGCTACCATTTAGTGATGAACAAATATATCAAGGTGTTTCCGCAATTGTAGCAGTTATTGCAACATTATGGGCATGGTGGAAAAATAATAGTTTTACAAAAGAAGCTATTGAAGCTGATGAATATAAGAAAAAAATAAAAGAAAAATAAAAAAACTATTTACAAACACTCTACATTGTGTTAGAATATAAATATAAAGGAAAAGGAAAAATTAGGAAATAAACTTAGGTAAATAAAAAATAGGAGGTTTATGATGTATATTAATTTTGAAGATAGAAATTACATAGCTTATGAGGAAAATGGAGCATTAATTATTTGTTTTGGTGATTTAAGAATATGTAAAAGATATTTAAAGTTTTTAACTGAAAAGAAGGAAACATTTTCTAATATAGTAAGAATAGATGGTAGAGCTACTTTTGCTACAAATTGTAAAATTATGAGACACGTTAAGAAAAATAATATCTCAAAGTGCATTATATTAGTTGGTGGAAAGAGAAGATATATAGCAGAAGGAACAAGAAATTTAGTTTGCTGGAATTAGTGAAGCAATTGATGAATGTAAAAATATTTGATATATTATTTAAATAGCTATAAAAAATGAATGGGAGAAGAAATAAATGCCATATAAAAGTGAAGCACAAAGACGATTCTTTAATTCTGAGAAAGGAAAAGAAGTCGTAGGTAAAAAGAATGTAGAAAAGTTTAATAAAGAAAGTAAAGGTTTAAAGCTTCCTGAAAAAGTAAAAGAGAAAGATGAAACATTAGGTGAATATATAAAATCAAGTTTTGATGAATGTAAAGATAAAGATGAAATGTTAAAAAGGAGAATTGCAACTATGGGAAAAGCTAATGATACTAATATGAAAATTTTAAAAGCACTTGACAGTATTGAGAAGGTACTGTTAAAAATGAATGATAGAAAAAGATTGTCAAGTAATGCTGAAATGTATATTGTGGGAATTCACGATGAATTTAATTTAGGACATATAAAAAGAGCAGAAAATCTTTATAGACAAGCTATGCAAGACCCAGAAATTTCTGATAATGAGTTTAAAGAAATAGAAAAAGAATATTTTGATTTAAAAAAGATTTTTAAATAAATAAAACGGTTTAAAAAATGAATAAGAAATTTGATGTTTCAAATAGAATAGAACAAAAATATATAACATTATTAAATAAGTTATTAAAACCAATAAAAAAAGAAGCTCTTAAATATGTAAATGATAAAAGTAAATTTAAAAAAGTTTTAGAAAATTCTGCAAAGTCAAGAACTTATAAGAAAAAAGTAAAAGAAATTGTAAAGACTATTTCAACTATGATTTATGAAAGTAATTCAAAAAGTTGGAGAGAGGCAGCAAGAAAAAGTAGCAGAGGGAAAGAAATAAAGCAAAGCATAGAAAAAGAAATTGAAGGTAATGTTAAAAAAAGAATGGATGAATTATTTAAATATAATGTATCATTAATTGAAACATTACCTTCAAAAATATCAGAAAATGTTATAAATCATATAAATACAGAATCTTTTAAAGGAAAAAGAGCAGAAGATATATCAAAAGAAATAAAAAGATTTTTTCCTGAAAATACAAAGGCAAATGCCAAATTAATAGCAAGAACTGAAACAAGTAAATTTAGTTCAGCATTGACACAAGCAAGATCAGAAGACCTTGGAATTTATTGGTATGCTTGGAGGACTTCAGAAGATGTATCAGTGAGAAGTTCTCATAAGGTAATGGAAAATGTCTTAATAAATTATAAGCATCCAGCATCACCAGAGAGCCTTGATAAAAGACATAAATATAAAAAGATACCATTACCATATCATGCAGGAAATATATATAATTGTAGATGCTATCAAGAACCTTTGGTTGATTTAAATGATGTAAGATGGCCGCATAAAGTGTATAACTGGAAAACAAAAAACATAGAAATGATGACATTGGATAAATTTAAGAAAGAATTTTTGCAATAAATGCTTGCGGAGAAATAAAAGATGTTTGATTATTATAAAATAATTAAAATATTTGACGAAGATTTTGATGAAGACAAACATCCAAGAGATAAATCGGGGAAATTTGTTAAAAAATCAAAAGAAAGTCAAAAAGGTCATAATGTCATAAAAAATAAAAAATATTCAAGTGAAATGGTTGATCCATATTATATTAAACCTATAAATGATATAACTAATAAAAATAAATATAATGCTTTATTATATGAATTTAAAAATAATGGTTATAATGGTAGGCCAATATTAGCTATTGAAACATCTAAAGGAGAATATGAAGCTTTAACCGGAAGTCATAGAATATTAGCTGCTAAAAAAGCTGGCATAGAAATACCTGTTAAAGTTGTGGAATATAAAAAAGGAATGCAAGAATTGCTGGATGCAAATGATGATGATGAAAGAGAAAAGATATTAAAAGATTTATATAAAAAAAGAAAAATAGATAAAGAATCATTAGATTTATTTATTGAAGAGCAAAATAGAAATTATGATGATATTGAAAGTAAAAAACTTGAAAAAGAATATGTAAAAAAGTCTAATAAATTAAAAGAGCAAGAAAATGAAGAAAAAGAGGCGATAAAAAATAAAAATAATAAAGAAAATGATAAAAAGTATGAAAAAGAAATGAAAGAATATAAAAATTTTTATAAAGATATGGTGGAAAAATATGGAGAAGAAAAAATGTATAGTGAAATGACAGATCCAGAGATTGATAAGTTATTTTTATTAGAATCAAAGGCATATGGGAAATGCTAATTTTTTAAAGAATTTAATTGGTATAAATAATTTTAGAAAAAATCTTAAAATTTAATAAAATCTATTTACAAACATTATACATTGTGTTAGAATATAAATATAAGGAAGGAAATAAAAAAATAGTTAAAAATTTAGGAGGAAATAAAAATGAAAAAGTATTTAGCAATTGGTCATTTTAAAGAATCAAAAAATTTAACTTCTATTGCAATGAAAGCTACAACAAAAGAAAATTTTGTAAAGAATATGTTAGGCAATGAATTTGTTGCTTATGTAATAATTACAGAAAAAATGATGAATAAAATTGAAAGTATGTGTGGAATGGATTTGTTTAATCAGGTTAAGAAAATGACTACAAATTATCGTAGATGGAATGATGTTGTTGAGTACATTGAACAATGCTATGATATTATGGAAGATAGAATGTGTAATGCATAATAAATAAATTTAGATAAAATATTTGGAGGTAAAATTATGTATAGGCTGGAAGTAAAGTTAGGAAGAAAGTGGAAATTAGGTTTGGTGGTTTATAAAACATTAGAGGATGCAAATGAAAGAGCTGAATATATGAAGCTTGTTGGACATAAAGTAAGAATAATTGAAGATTGGGTAAAATAAAAGAAAAAAAAAGAGGAGTGAAAGAAAAAAATGATTAATATTAACTCTGTAACAAATGTATTTAAAACAATGGATGCTGAAATAGGAAAGAAAAGAAAATATATTGCAGGTTTTGTTCCTGATAAAAATGCTGATAAAAGTTCAGTGTTTACAAAATATAAATTTTTTGAGTTTGAAAGTGAGTCATCAGCTGGGACAAATAAAAATTATGAAGATGCTATTAAAAAGGCAAGAGCATTATATGGTTCAAAAGTTGCAAATGAAATTAAAATTGATGTTATAAGATTAGCTTAAAATAAAAAATAAGAAGTTAAGAAATGCTTGAATATGATAAAATAATAAATGTTTTTGTAAGAGATGCTAAATTTGAATATGAAAATGGAAAAAATCATTTTATAAAAAGGAAAAAGAGAAATGATATTCCAAAAGATATGGGTTTAAGTAAATATTTTAAAGAATCAGAAAGTAGATCTTTAAAAGATATTGATGGGAGAAAAGTAAGAGCATATACTTCAAATAATAGAACAGTTAAAAATGATGGAGAGTGGACAACTGTTTATGTTGGTGGTAAAAGAGGAAAACTTATTTCTTCATACCCACAAACAAAAGAAAGATTTGAAAATGTTATGAAAAGGGATAAAGGCATAGAGATATATAAAGAATAGAAAAGAGGTAGAGAAAAATGAAATTAAGATTTATTATGAATAAAATTTTATTTTTAATTTGTATTGTACCAAATTATATTGAGTATAGAATGTTGTTAAAAGAAGGTTGTGTTCAAAAAGGTTTTTTTAAAGGTTTTTTTGAAGATTATAATGGTGTAGGATTTGAAGATGAGGTTTGTTAAATGATATTATTAAATACAATAGCTGGTGATATTATTGGCTCAAAATATGAATTTAGCAATATTCATAGCAAAGAATTTGAATTATTTCAAGATGATATGCATTATACTGATGATACAGTGTTAACTATTGCAACAATTGATGCATTGCTGGAAATAAATAAAAGATATACAGAAGAAAGTTATGAGTTTGAAAAAGATATAGATGAAAAGCTTATATCTATTTTTAAAGAAAAATATTATGAATATGGAAATAAATATAATAATATTAATTTAGCATATGGTGCAAACTTTTTAAAGTGGTTATCATTTCAATATAAAAAAGCATATCCATATAATAGTTTTGGAAATGGTTCAGCGATGAGAGTTTCACCAATTGCATGGTATTCAAAAACTTTAAAAGAAGCAAGGTTGTTAGCAAAATGTTCTGCTTTTGTAACACATAATCATACACTTGGTATAAAAGGTGCAGTTGATATTACTGAATCAATATTTAAATTATTAAATTATAATGCAGATAAAGATGACATAATAAAGGAATGCAAATATATTGTTCCAAGTAATATTTCAAAAGTATTATTTGATGAAACTTGTGAAGGAACAATACCATATGCTTATAAATGTTTTGTTGACTCCGAATCAACTGAAGATGCTATAAGAAATGCTATAAGTTGTGGAGGGGATTCTGATACTTTAGGTATAATTACTGCTTCATTAGCTGAAGCATATTATCCAGAGGATGAAGAAATATCAAAAAATGTATTAAGATATTTGGAAAAAGAATTTATTTTAAAAATAAATGAGTTTAATAATGTTGTAGCGAAAAGGTGATGGTATGCTAAATGATATTGTAAAAGTATTTGATGGTGGAGAAGGATCAGGCCATTTTAATCATGTAGGAATACCAAAGCATAAAGGTGGCTCTGCAAGAAGTGGAAAATTTAAAAGTGAGCAAAATAAACAATTTAAAGAAGGTCATATAGAAACAAAAGGTAAAAGTAGAAAAGCAAAGATAAGAAAAAGAATAAAAGGTGCAACAAGTGATGAAGTTGAAAGGTATTCAAAGTCATTAGAAGCATACACAGGTATATTTTATGATGATATAAAGAAAGCTTATAGAAACAAGTATTCAGGTAAAAAAGTTGATAAAGGTTTTGAAAAATATTCAAATGATTTGGATGATTTTATTTATAGGTCAGAAAAATATGAAGGCACAATATATAGAGGATTAAGTCTTACAGAAAAGGATGCTTCAGAAATTATACAAAATTTAAAAAAAGGTAAGACAATGGATATGCAAGGCATATCAAGTTGGAGTTCAAATAGAAATATTTCTATTAGCTTTGCAGATACAAATGATAAAGAAAAAGAAATATGTTTATTATTTAATGTCGAGAATAAATCAGGAACTTCAATAAGAGAATTATCTGAATTTCCAATAGAAGATGAAGTTCTGCATCCAACAACATCAAGGTATATTTTAAAGGATAAAAATTTTAAAGTAAAAACTTTATCGAGCGGAAAAAGATTAATAGAAGTAAATTTAAAAGAGGTATAAAAATGGCAAAAGGTTTAAGTTTATATGAAAAGTGGAAGAAAGATAGTGAGTATGAAAATCCTGTAGGTTTTTCTGAACAAAAAATGAATAAAACAAGTGATGAAAAAATATTAGGAATGATTGACAAATTGGATGAACTTGAAGATAAAATAAATAATAATAAAGTTTCAAAAAAAGAAATAAAGAAAATAAAAAAAAATGTAGATGAAATGATTGAAGA